CTGTTCATCCGAAGAGGAACTTTTCTTGTTACGAATCGAAGCCAAAGGTTAAAGTCGGTATCTCGAACAAGAGTGTGCCGTGGCGCTGGATATTTGTTTTCGTTCTCGTTCTCATTCTAACTCTATTATTTTTAAGACGTTGAAGAAATACTTGAGACGCGACTTTTTCGTGCACATTTCGATAGCGTTCAGAGCATACTCTTTACATACATGTTTAACGAGTTCCATCTGCCAAGCACTTTCCATGTTTACACGGGGTGGTTGGAATGTTGGATCGAGAATACGAATGGCGTGGGCGACTCGAACATACGATCGATCATCTTGTATGTAGGAGAGGAAGTTTTCGAGTGCGAGTTCAGCCAGGCGTTGTCGCACCTCGAGTGTGCTTTTCACCATAGTATCCAGAAACTTGTCGTAAGGGATGGTGCGCTTCTCGGATAGGAGAGTGGTCCAGTCAGCGAGAGGCTCCGTGTTTATGTAGTCGGTGAACGCGGTGTACCCTTCACCTTTTACGAAACGATCATAAACAATCTCGACATATGAGAGATCGCAGTCGACATCGAAAACGTGCTTGGCGGACTTTACGAAAGATGTCATATGTCTTTATATCGGATGTATTCTTTAAACACCTAAGTGGACCGTCCGGATGTAGTAAAAGTATGTTCAAAAAATGTACTCATCCATTGCCAATAACAGTTTTTCGTATCTCTTGACCCTCGATGAGATGCGAAACGCACTCCCCGAAGAGAACAGACCCTCCTGGGTAAAGATTACGACGATCACTATGGTTTCCAAGTTTGATCAAGAGATTGACATTAAGAAACTCCGTGAAAAGTTTGAACAGATCGAGTCGTATAAGATGTGCCGTAAGGGTACGAAAACGAACGGTTTCGAATGGAAGTTGAAACCGACGACATTCTATAACCAAGTGACGCTCACCTATCACGACACGTACAGTACCAAGTCTGTGAAGGTGTTTCCAAACGGAAGTGTTCAAGTGGCTGGATGTTGCGATCTCTTTGATTGTAAGCGTATCATCACCCAACTCGTTCACATTTTCAGGACTTTTTTGGGAATGAACTTTGAACTTCCTGAAAATGCGTTTCGGGTCGTGATGATCAACTCTAACTTCAGCCTCAACTACAACGTCAATCTCATGAAAGTGGCTGACTGGTTCGAAGAGTACAACGACATCTTCAAAGTTTCTTTCGAACCAGACAGGTATTCGGCCGTCAAGATCAAGTTTAAGCCAGCACACGACATGAAGGAGATCACTTGTAGTATTTTCAGTACCGGTAAGATCATCATCACTGGTGCAGAGACCCTGAAGGAGATTGCTTTCGCTTACAACATCATCAACCAGCACATCAACGAAAATCCCAACATTCGAGTGTCTCGAACCGACGAAACAGATGTTTTCGACATATTTTTGGGGTACAGATGTGAACCACTCATCAAAAAACTCAGAGAGAAGGGGTTTCAATCGTGGATGAAGACGATCACGAACAGGCAAATTAATTTCTGATTTTATAGTAACAAATATGTCTCAGCGACTTGGTATGGCCGATGGTCGTTGCTTTACCATAAACTCTTCTTCGCAACTCTTTAACAACTATGTCATGAAAACGAATGGCATTTCCTTTGAGGACAACTATTCGTACCGTCAGCTTCTCCAGAAGCAGGGTCCCGGTCTCCTCTCCAAGGTCCAGGAAGAACAAGGTAAGGAAAACTGCAAGACGTGTGACAAGCCCCTTCTCAAGATTCCCGACATTTATTAGGTGAGCGAAATCACGAAAAAAACTTTGAAACCATTCTATAGAATGTCGACATGTGCCATATGTCTCTGTGAAGTCAAATCGACGAGGACAAATCCTCCGATTCGATGCGGACATGTGTTTCATTCCAACTGTCTACAGCGATGGAAAGATCAAGGTAAGAATACGTGTCCCACGTGCAGAAAAGTTTTTGACGCATCTCAGTTTAAAATCATCGTCACGATTCATAACAATTACACAGCAGTGGCAAACTCTGTGTCCTTGAATGAGGAATCGATCTTCGATGTGTTGGATCTTTTTGATATTACCTTTGACGTAGAAAATCAACCCGACTTAGACAGTATTATTGCGGACCTTGGGGTGAGTCTGACCGACTTTGATCCCACGATTCTTGACACAGAATGATGAACAGTACCTCTCGTAGTTTAGACCTGGGTAGTTCCTCGAAGCCTTACGAGGGTCTGTAATAGATTTACCTTTCGCATCAGTCAGAAGTGGACCAGTCGCCCACCCCCTCTTGTGACTGAAGACGTTCGCCTTGAAGACGATACGCTTACCTACTCTGAACGTACCGGCCCTCTTTATCCGAGACTCGGGAACTTTAAAGAACTTGGCCACAGACACGATGGTATCTCCAGGCTTAACCTTGTATTCAACCACGCCATGTTGCTTGTAGAAGTGGAAATCACCTTGACGAATATAGTTTGTTGGTCGCCCAGGGCACACGAACATCATGACCTTGAAGTACCCCTTCTTACACTTTTCGTTGGCTTTGGCTTTATACACGCGCGTGGGATTATCTGAAATAACGCGCTTCGGAAGACCGGTGCAGTGCGTGTAGTCGTGGTGTCCATTAGAAAGTCCCGAACGATCTCCGGGAATGGACTTTTGCCACCTATAGGCCTCGTAATCACCGACCGCGTAGGCATAACAGTTGTTATTTCCAATGCCGGTCGTCGTCCCCCAGCGCCTATTAGTGAACTTACTTTCAGAACCACTCAGAGGAAGTTCCTTCATTTATAATTTGTGTAGAAAAAAATATTTACTTGTAATAAATGATCAAGGAGGTTACCAAGTCTGAAAACAAGTCTGATGCGCTCACCGAGTTTCTCATCTTCGTGCTGGCCATTCTCATAGGCACCTTCCTCTTACGTTTGGTGTGGAATCGATCTCTCGTGAAGCACATCACCGTGCTCAAGCCCATCAACACCATGCTTGACGCGTTCATCCTCTCTCTTTCTCTCGCCGTCGTTCGTGGTATTTAAATTTCCTTGTACCCGACAGTCTCATCGCCGTTAGGGTGCTTGATGGTAGGGAAAGCCTTCATTCCCTTGCACTCGTCCTTGTCGCAATCGACGAAGGTGTGCGCTTTACCATTCTTTTTCATGTACTCCAACTGCTTACGAGTCCATCCACAACCCATGGTTCCGTAAACAGTCCACTTCTTCTCACCGTTAGAAACGGGAGCCATCCCTGTGTTAACAAAAATAAACACGTTGATAATCATGAGAATAATGAAGGCGATCATATTTTATTATATATAAATATTAAAAAATGTCATCGACTGTATTCAACATCGGAAACAAAAAGGTCGCGCTCAAGTACACCAGGAAGATGCCCCGTGGTGAAGTTGAACGGATGAAAACATTCGTCACTAAGAATGGTGAAAAACTCATCAAGACTCCAAAGTTTAAGATACTCTCTGAAGTTGACGAGGGTACTAAGAGGATTTTTAAGGTTGACAAACTTTCTTTTTGAGTGCGTTGAGTTCATCATTTGATAGTTTATTTACGAATCTATTTACAAAAGTCTTAGCCTTTGGTGTGGGAGTCTTAGCTTTTGGTGTAGGAGTCTTAGCCTTTGGTGTAGGAGTCTTAGCCTTTGGTGTGACCGTCTTGAAACGACCCTCAACAAACTTCATATTCTTACCAGCCTTTATGGCGTTCCTTACGTTTTGAGGTGTCTTCATGTTAAAAGGTTGACCGCGATCTGCCCTCTTCATTCGAGCCTTTTGCGACCACGTTGGCTGTGCCCTCCTTTCCCTCTCAGCCTTATTCTTAGCCAAAGCCTTTTCGTATGCACCCTTTCTCACATACTCACGCTTCTTACGATTTACGTCAACAAACGAGTACTTCTGTGGGGCCTGACGTCCAAGTTCTATCTGACGATTGATCTTTGCTTGCATCTTGGCGGCGTACTCTTGCAAGTTCTTTTGCTTAGCCGCATGATATGCGGACTTACTCTCAAATTCCTGCTTCTTACCATGTACGTCAACGAAAGACCTCCAGTACTCCTTCTTCTCAGCCTTGACCTTTTCTTTCTCAGCCTCGACCTTCTCCCTCTCAGCCTTATTCTTAGCCAAAGCCCTGTCATACGCAAACTTTCTGACAAATTCGCGCTTCTTACCCTTTATATCAGTGAAAGTGTACGGTTGTTTGAGACGAACGGGTGTGGGTGTCTTACCCTTCATGGCATTGATTTCCTTGAGTTTGGCGTTCAGCTTGTTAGCAGCCTTTTTCCTTCCACTCTCGATCTCCCTAGCAAGATTCATTATATTGGAAGGGGACATCACCCCGTAAGGTGGTGTATTAGCCTTGGGAGTTGGAGTGGCCGTCTTAATCTCGGTGACTGGGCGTACAACACCAGGTCTCTTTTGAGGTGGTTTAGGTGCGGCTAATACAGCTGCGGCCCTCTTGATCGCGTTGTTCATCTTCTTCTTCCTTTCTGCAGTTGAGAGTTTGGGGCTGGGGGTCTTAGCTTTGGGTGTCTTGACCTTGGGAGGAGTTTTGGGCTTGGCCTTGGGGGCGATCATTTTGAGAGCCTCGTTGAGAGTCTTTGGTCTATTTGGTTTCT